CGATAGAACGCACCGCTAGTCCCGCCTGGGCTGGATGCGATTAGCAAGCGGGTTGGTTGACATCGGCTGATAGCCTCGAACAGCGGGTCGGCTACGGTCTTGGCTTCGTCAACTACCATTAGCAATGGATGGTATTCGTGGTCCTCGGCGTGCCAGCCTTCAGCACGCCCAGGGTCAGTCGCTGAGTAGCCTATAATGCGCGATGTGTTGCCGTTGGGGTGGAGGTAGCGAATCTCGCCAGATGTGACCTCCCAAGCACCACCAAGCTTGGCAATGTGATTGCGCAGGCTAGGCCAGAGTTGGCTTTCGACTTGGCGGAAAACGCCTGCCGTAGTTACGGCGATTGAGCGCGGGTAAACGAGCGCGTGCCATATCAAAATAGCCGAAATTACGGTGCTGGTCTTGCCAGAGCCATTTGCTGCACGCAGGGCTACGCGACAGTCTCTAGGCTCTAAATCGCGTAATACCTTTCTTTGCCAGTCATAAAGATTGATGCCGAGGACGTTAGAGGCGAAAGCAGATGGTTTAGAGAGGTCTTCAAGTATCTCTTCTTGGCTACGCTTGGGAGGCTTTGGCATGGGAGTATGTTAAGACCTCTTTTTGTTTTGAGCCACAATAATTTGGGGGGGTATATGCGTATTAAATGGGGGCTGGGGGGTTGGCGGGTGGTGTGGTGGTGGTCGGATACTTAGCGAGCGACTCTGCTCTAGGCTTTCTTCGTCTCATTTGCTTGTGTCGAGGTTTAAGAGTTTTTGCTTGTGCATCTTGTTGTTGTTCAACAGAGTTGGTCTTGTTGATACAATACTTATTATTCGACAAATCATTTTCTGGTTTGGTAGTAACTGGTTGAATATCAATGTAGTTATGACCGCTTTCGATTTGTCGCTTTTCCGCACTTGCTGTGATTTTCTTTCTGCCCGCGATGCCAGCCAGCAATGAGGCGAGGTTCGAGCTGATTCCGTGAGTATGTTCTTGCGTAACTGCCAGCCTGGCAGATGGTTGTGCCCAGTTATAGCCACGCTCAAGAATCCAAGCTTTAGCTTGCCAGCTCTTCTCTCCAGCAAGTTGCACATCACGGAGAAGGGACAACTCGTGCTTTTTGCGAGCCGTCTCGACTCTCTTGCCGAAATCTGGCTTCCTTTGCGACCAAGTGCGGATGGTAGATGGATTCACGCCAACCAATGCTCCCGCTTTCTCCAATGTGAAACCAGAGCCACACGCCGAGATTATTTCCTCGGCAATCTTTTCGGTAAAAACTTCACGGCCATTCTTGGCTTTCTCTATCGGTGCGTCTGGAGTAACGCTTTTTTCATCCATAATTAGTAAGACTAATAACATACGGCGAGTCAAAAGAAAGTTAAAATATCGCTTGCATCTATACGCAATCCGATTTAGCTTGCTCGTATGAAAACACAACTGACACACGCCGAAGCGACCACGGCTCAAGATGTTCGCATTGCCGAATTGCTGGAAATCATCTCCACTCTCAAAGCCACGCTGGAAGAGTGCTTGGACTTTGTGACGGAGAAACACGACTTCGACAAACCCAAAAATAAAACGGCTTGTCTTATCTCCTCCATTGACGAAGCAATCTACCAAGCAGACGAGGTGACGAAATGAATCTAGATCAAATCAAGTCATCGTTGGAGGCTGGCAAGAAAGTGTTTTGGGCAAATCAATCGTATGAAGTTATCAAGGACAAGATCGGTCAATACTTGGTAATTCATATTGGCGGGCATTGCGTTGGTTTAACTAATTCGGCTGGAATCTTACAAGGCAAAGAAAGCGATTTCTTTACCAAATAACACAACCAAAGAAAGGAAACACAAATATGGGATATGAATTATATATGAAAGTCGGCAGAGTTCCCAAAACCGATATCCTTAAAAACGAGGAAGGCCAGTCTTATTTTATAGAGGAGTGCGTCATTGATCTGTGCAAGTGCGGTGAATCTAATGTCGGTAATCTGGCTAGCGATTATATGACAAAAGGTAAGGCTCTTTTGTACTGGTATGAGAACGACAAAGAAGTGACAGAAGATGCTTGCGGAGACAAGCCAACGCCTATTCCTACAAGGTTAGTCATTGAGGCACTTCGTAAGGATGTGAAGGTGCTGGATCACGGAGACAATGACCGCCCATACAGACGCTTTGAGTGGGCGTTGTCTCTGCTCGAAGCCATTGAAAAGAGAGATGACGGAGAAAAGAAAGAATTTTGCGTCATCTTTGGAGGACATTAAAACCCTAGGCGATCAGACCCCGAACACATCTTCAAGGTGTGTTTCGGTCTGGCCGTGTGGCTGGAATAAAAGAAACCAAAAAGAAAGGACACACAGAATATGACAACAGCAGAACCAAAAAAGAAGAATGACAATGGCTTGGCCGATATGGTCAAGAACATCGCCAAAACCATAAATACTGGAGAATATGAGCCAACCTCTGAAGATGGTTGTAATGCCTACGATTATCTGTCAGACGCACTTGATTTTCGGTGGATTGTTCAAAACGATCTCACCTTTATTGGTGCGAGGGTTCTTGTTGCATTCGGTGGTCCGAATGTGTGGATTGATACAACCACGCAAAAAGTCGAGGGATATTGGTGGGGAGATTATGCTGAAGCGAGATACCATAATGATCCTATGGGATTAAATGAAGCACTAGAGGATCTTTATCAAAGCAGACTCGATGAGGCAAAGAGAAGAAAATGATCTGCTTCTCCATTTACTCACGCAACGGCTCTTTCATCTGTCGCTTTGATGAACGCAGCCGAGCCGAAATGTGGAGGAAGTTTCACGGCATCCAAGAATATGTAATCAGAAAGGAGGTATGGCGATGAACTACGGCAAGCTCAGAAGAATATATGGTCAAGTATCTTTGGCGTATAGCGCAAATCTAAACTCTAATGGAGAGCCAGAAAATGAAGAAGTTTCTGGAAACCTTGGGAATGCAATGGAGATGATTGACCAGTTAATTGAAGAGGTAACAAAATGAACTGCCCACAGATCTACTCGCTCGGACTATTGCACGGCGGACTCTTGCTTGGATTCGTCTGGCTAGTCTGGCCGAAACGGAAATAAGGTTTTCCCTCGTCCATCCTCTTAACCGAGGGTGGGAGAGGTCAAACTCGATAGAGATGGCCTAACAAACAGAAAAGAAAGGACACAGAATATATGAACAGAATCGGATTATTGCCACGGCCTTGGAGTGGCCATCACCCAAAAAACGGGACTTACTCTCCATTGATTAAGGCAGACATTCAGAAAGTAAGCACAAGCAGAAAAATCGGATGGCGGTCAATCATATTTGTAGATGATTGCAATATGGTGACAAGCCATCATCCAACTAAATCTTCAGCGGAAAACTTTGCTGAAGGGATGCTGGATGTGTACACCAGAACACACTACATATCTAAATAACAACCATACCAAGGAGAACGCATGACACACCCAAAGCAATTAGATGAAGTTGGAATTACTGAAAGTTATCTTAGGAAGATGGCCAAGAAAGAAGGCGTAACATATAAGAAGGCGGTACAGATAGCAATGGAACAATGGGGGGAGTATTCGCTGAAACTGATTAACAAGATGGTGGCTGAAGACATCAAGACAAGATAACAACCCCGCCAAGGGTTCAAACCCCAACGGCTTTTCGCGCTTGCCTATAAACGGCAGCGCAGTCTATAAGGAGCATATAGAAATATGACAGAACAAGAAATTATTAAGGCTTACCTTTCGCGACTAGGCAAGAAAGGCGGATCTGTAAAAGGTCCTCAAAAGGTGCGACCCAAAGAACACTATCAGAAGGCGGTGGGAATCCGCTGGGCTAAGTATCGGGAGCGTCAAACGGAAGCACAGCCACCTAAACGGTAGCCTAGTTAGCCCTATAAGGGTATATGAAAATAGCCTATAAGGGCTATATAAACGGCAGTCTAGCGACCAATCCTGCAACAGCAGGCTCGGTTCCCTAGTTCCTCAACCTTAAATTTGGCCACTGGAAGGTCTGGAGCATCAGCCTTGCTACAAAGACGCTTTCTAGGCCTATCCTTGCTCGATTTTGAGGCATCCTGACGCGTTTTTTTGGCTACCTTTGGCATATTACCAGTTTTTGCAGCTCCAATAGCGGGCGGAGGTCTTGGCTGGTGGCTTACTATCACACCCGTGCCTAGCCCTAAAGCTACGCCTGCGCTCTGGATTGCTCTTCTTGATGGTCATTTTGGGATCGCCGTAGCGGATGGTCTTACTTTCACCACCACTACAAGCACGCACCACAAACTTCTTTGGTCCTCCAGGTGTACGCCTCGGACTATTGCAAGGCAGTTCTCTAGGATTCATCATCTACCTCATCGGTATCCCAAACGCTAGGACAGGCATCGTGGAGCGATTGGAGTGCCTTCTGGTGGCTCTCGAAGAAGCCTGACAGCCTCTTGACCTGCTCGGTAAGGCTGTTCCATTGCACTTCGAAGACCTCATAGGAGCAGTTGGCATTCATATCGTCCACCAATTGGCCTAGCAAACGTAACACGCCATGCAACTGTGCATTCTCACGTTGAAGCAGGGCAATGAACTTGTGCGCTACCTTCAACTGCTCTCTATCGTGGTTCAAAACCACCCTTCTTGGCTTTCATCATGCGCCACACCTTGGGGCTGATGGTGCTTTTAGATTTAGGACGGCTAGTGCCAGCCTTACGTCTGGCGTTAATATTGGCGTATAGACCTGGCTTTGAGTTGTTCATTCCACGATTGTACCACACCCACCAAGCAATAACCAACTAGCTACTGTTGCTGGTATTTTTGTTTCCAAAGCCAATAATACTGCCTCTTCCAATCGGTTCTTCTGGTATCAAAAACAACCCCAAGATCGGTTGCATCAAATTCGTGGAACTCAATATCACCATCACCCCTTTGTCTGTGACCCATCATAGCTTGGGACGTTTGGGATGCCTTTTCGCATATCGGTGGAGCATACCCCCCACCATTATATACGGTAGTAACTCTATTTATATGGGGTGGGGGCATGTTGGATGAACATGAAATAACCGTCCCAAACGTCCCAACCTGTACTATATTGGATTTGGTGTCTATATGTTGTGGTTTAGCTATTCTAACCCTTCCCGCCAAAAGCCTAGCCCTAGCTTCCTCTTTAATCCTAGCCTCCCGCCTTAACACATCCTCTGCCTCTATCTGTAATGCTGCAACGTGCTTGCCTATAAATGTATTCTTCTGCTCAATCTTTAGCGGGATTATAGGCTCTGGTCTGCCCTTGGTTTTGTCGCCAACCTTATTCCATATAATGCTTCTATGTTTCATATCTCCTGGGTATGCTACGCAGGCAAAGGTAGGTCTTTCCTTAAACACTATTAGGTGCTGACCGCCACCATCCCCGCCCATCTCGGCACAGGCTGGGCATCTATATTCATCACCCTTTGATGTGCTTCTGGTTGGAACTCCTCTTGCCCATCCGCAACCATACTTACCAAACAGCTTGCTAGTAATCAGCATTGGCATAACCCTCCTCCTCTTGGCCTTGCACCTTTATGTTTCTGAATCCCTTTTTAGACCCTTGGACGCTGTTGCTGATGTTGCTCTGACGCAATTCCAGCATCTTATCCCTTATCAAGTGGCTTAACCTTGAGCCTGCAAGCGGCCTCCAGCCCTTCTCGGCACAATAGAGTCCGTATAACTGCACGAACTCCTCCATCGAAACGACGTTGCCCTTGATCCTCTCGACTCTTTCCTTGATGAAATGATCTACTGATTCAGACTCTGCCAATAAGTTGTGAATTCTTGTGACTTGGCTATCCGCAAGTCTGATGTCCCCAGTTTCCTCGACATCCCTCTGAAGCATAAGGAATCCTCGTAATGCCCAAGCAAGGATTGCTGGCCCTTCTTCTTCGACAAGCTTTTCTGCGAACCTGTCTATCTTCTTTGCGGGTGGCGGCTGGTTAAACTCAAGCAACAACAACCTCCGCCTCCATGCCTCCACATCTCCCTCTAGGCTAACTCTCAGCTTCTCATTCGCAGTTATAATAATGTTGTAGTTGCCGACAATATGATAGCCATCGTTTATGCCCTTGCCTTCGGCATCCAAGACATCTCCTCCAGTCAATCCCTTGATGACCTTCGCTCCACCCATTTGCAGGAAGTTTCCAGGCACATCGACTCCAGACAGAAGCGTCTTGGCTCGGTAACGATACAACTCAAACTGCTTGTCCAAGTGCTGCGTTCTTAACTGGGCCATGTTCTCCTTGCCAGCCAGCAAGTGAACCACGTTATGCAGGGTTGACTTCCCGCCTCCAGCCTGTCCATAAAGAACAACGAACCGCTGTATGATGTTTGTGCCAAACAAGCACATTCCAAAATACTTCTGGAATATCAATAGATCGTCTTCGTCTGGCAAGGCTGGAACCGCAAGTTCAGCCAAGAATCTTTCTGGCACAAGATCAAGCCCCTTGAATTCAACTGGGCATTGATTCCTAGAAAAGAAATCTGGGCTGAAGTCATGCTCCTCAATCTGACCCGCCTCAAACTTTATGAAGCGGTTTGAGCAATGCACCCCTGGCACTTTGTGCAACGTGAAGGCATCCTCATGCTCAACGATCCCGCGCAATTGACGAACAATACCAGACAGCGAATTATCGCTCCTCATGTGTTCAATCTCTGGCCTGGATTGCTCCCTGCTGAACCTAAGTATATCCCTGCTAATCTCCTGTTTGATTGCATCCTCCGACTTGACCCGCCATATCCCGCGCTCCCTCTCATACTCGTAGAAGTCGCACTCCTTCGGCTCGTAAAGCACCCGATGGTCGTATTGGTATTTGCCAGCCCAAAACGGCTGATTCAATGAGACAATGTATTCGTTCTGCTTCTTGTCCTTTATCTCCTTCCAAGGCTTACCGAACTCATCAACAAGATTGTTGTAGGCACTGTCAACCTTTATCTTCCACGGTAACTCCAAGTGATTCGGCCAAACGATGTCATCAAACTTAATTGTGACTGGCCTTTCTGGAACAACCCAAACATAGGGAGATCCGCTTGGATGCTTCCCGTAGATAACCGTCTGGCCTCCATCCGACCTCCACTCGCCCCAATCATTCATCTTGGCTAACGGCGGGAAATCGCCATCCATTCTTACCCAGAAGTTTCTGCCCCGCGATCCTCTTGTTTGCAGAGTCTTTGCCAAGGATGGATTTAGCTTAACAAATTCTTCAGCCGACTCGTCGCTGTCAATGTCAATAGAGCATAAGCCTCCACCAGCCTTGCCTAACAATACGCCGATATTGCCAGCTTCAAGCCTGCGGATATGATCCTGCTTCCTTGCCGCAATCGGAGTTGTCTTCTGCCATCCCGCATCCCTCGGCCTCTTCTCTCCAATCGGTATTGGTAGCAAGACGCAGTCTTGCCCAAGGAATTCCATTAGCTTCATTACTCTTTCTTGTGTCATGCTGCCCCCTCCTCCATTAGTTGTTTTAGTGCTGTTGTTCTGCCTTCAATAAAATTCCCAGTTGTCAGCGTTGCTTCCATCTCATCCCTGTAGCATTCATGCCCATACCAATAATCATTTTTATATTCTGGCATCGAAACAATCTGCACAACGCTATCCCCAAGATCAAGCAATACTGGAGAGTTGCACCAAAAGATTGACTGCCTCGGTCTTTTCCATTCCATCTTTACGAATCCATTATCTGCACAATTCCAATCAAGCTTACCTATGCAATCAAAAACCCATATCATATTCCCGTATCCATCCTCCCGTTGCATTATCTCCTCTGGGCTTATGTGGCTATGCTGGAATTCGACTGCGTATCTTGTGCCATTAAAGAATGCCTGGGCATCCATCCTGTGCCTTATCCCGCTTACTGTAATCGTCTGCTCGGTATTCTCTGGCCTAAAGTGCGACTTCCATTCGCGATGCCAATCTGTCTCTGGCTCATGCCAAGTATCTGGGTCTGCCGTCTCTCTGGCCCAATGATGGTGTTTGATCTGTCCACACTTTGCAATTAGAGGAGCGTCATCGTAGTCCAGGCTTCTTCCGCCCTTCGTCGGCCTCTTGCCATGCTTGTCGTACATCATGGCCGCACCCCGCATACAATGCTTATCTTAAAGTTCATTTATTTAGATGGAGGGTGGCATCGGAAATTAAGTATGCAAGTGATAAATTAAATCATGCCCCTTTGTTTCAAATGGCTGAACTTTCGTCGCCAGCCGCAGGATCTCCCTGCGTACCATTCGGGACATTGTACTCATAATTAAAATTCAAACTGGCTCTGATTCAAGGGGTGGACACACTGAGGAAACGCCCGATGCAAGATCTCCTTGCATACCACAACGCCAGTTAGTTATTTGCTTTCTAGTTCTATTGCTTTTTTGGATGCCTCGACAATATCCTGCGCTGTTATGTTCCGTAGAGCATTGCACCAGTATTGCGTCTTGGGAGTCTTGTTGGTCGCATCCTTACACTTGGCCTGGGGCAGCCCAGCGTGTGGACGGCAAGGTGCGTGTGGACAAACGTCTGGCTTAAACACCGATACGTTCTTAGGGTAGAAACTCATACGATCTTTTGGATCGTATGACCCCCACAGCGACACACACGGCGTATCCAAACCAGCAGCCATGTGGTTGACACTGCTATCTGGCGCAACAACGAAGTCAGCCCCGCTGATAATCGGGAACAACGAGCGCACAGCCTTGGTGCAGTTGAATAGGTCGATCACTCGCGGATGATCCACCTTAAAGTTGTTGCTGTTATCCAGCCCAATGATGACAGCGTGATGTTTGGGATAAGCCTCAAGCAACGCCAGCACCGCCTCCTGCCCCATCGTTGGCGGGTAGGTGCGGGTCGGACCGCTGGACGAAACATGATAAGCAAAGAACGGACTAGGCAACGGCCACTTGCCCATCGCCTTTAACTCTTCGTGGTCTGGCTCGATGAGATGAAGAACTGGCTTACAATACTTCGCCATCGTCTTCTCATCCCACACACCCATCCATTCGTAGATCCGCTGGTAGCAGTTACCAGGACCAGTGCCTAGCTTCGTGTTACCTACCTGCCCGCTGAACAGATCATCCGTTGGTAAGTGAGCATCAAATGACCTCCATGCCTCCAGCGATGCAGGCAACGGCCACAGCCTTGCACCCAGCCCAGCGTAGAGAGGCAGGTTGCGGGCGGGTGCGTAAACTTCCACAACCCCACCCGACTCTTGCACCAAGTAGTTGACGAAGGCAGTGGCGATGATCGCATCACCAATTGCACCAGCGCGGTAAACGGCTGTTGCACCACCAGCAGCGCGCCCCTTGTAGTACGGCTTGATCTCGTGCGGGCAAGGGATTGAATCGTCCCAGGTTGGTCCAGTTAGCTCATCGGGCAACACATAGGTAGTGCGTGGATAAAGCATATTGTCATCGACTTTGTGAATTGCGTTTGTGTTATTGGTCCATAGTTTCATTTGTTATCCTCCATTATTCTGTTGATGCATCTGATGATTTCTGACGCGACTTGCGGGACGATGGCATTGCCCAATCCTTTAAGTCGGTGTGTTCGATTGGGTATCCCATTAGCCACTCGACCCACGTTGGGTTCAGGGAGCCACGTTGCTTCTCCTGATTGTCCGTGTGTTGCACCGCAACATCCAGCGTATCCATCGACACTTTCCCGTTCCGAATCCTCCCGCCTATGTACCCACCCTTCCCGTCCCTGCTTGACGGCGTTGGCCACATTCTCACGGCTGTCTGAAGAGTTGCTCCCCATCTCGTTCCGTTGGCTGATGTCCTCGTCTTGCCGTCCTCGGACACAGCCACACTCCTTGCTCCCGTGTGCGCTCCTCTCGGACAGGCTGACGGTGTCGGCCACATCTGAGGATGCACAACTTGCTCCCGAAGATTCCCACTCCTTGACCTTCCCTCTCTGTTCTTCTGATTTGTCGAGCAATCCTCCGCTTGTCTTGGAGGCAGTGAGTCCATTGAGTTTGGAGTGGCCCACAATCCAAACCCTGTCTCTTCTGTGTGGCGCGTCAACGGCGCAAGCTGGAACAATGATCGGTTCGACTTCGTAACCTTGACCTTCCAGATCAGCGCACACCTGGTCGAGTGCCAAGTTGACGATCCCAGCAACATTCTCACCAATGATCCAAGCGGGCTTTGCTTCTTGTACAACTCGCAACATTTCAGGCCAGAGGTAACGGTTGTCATCCTTGCCTCGTTGCTTGCCTGCGACTGAGAATGGTTGGCATGGGAATCCGCCTGTGAGAAGAGTGACTCCTGCGTATAGCTCGCCTCGTACTTCGCGGATGTCTTTGTGGCACGGGACTTCGGGCCAATGCTTTTTGAGGACTGCTTGTGCGTAGGGTTCGTTGTCACAGAAGCCAACGGTTCTATATCCATTCCACTTTGCTGCCAAGGCAAATCCTCCGATCCCACTAAATAAGTCGAGGTGTGTTTTTTCATTCATCCCCCGCTACCTCTTTGCACACCAAGCTCGCCGCATCCACCATAGTTATGATCTGGATCATATCTATCGCGTGTCCGTGAGTCGCGCGATCCCTCTCAACTGCAAGCTTATTGCGTGCAATGAGAAGGATCTCTCGCGCCCACTTGAGGCGATCTTTAGCCTCGACTTGCATTACGAACCAGACCGCATCCGAAACTTGCGTGGCTTACTCTTGCCTGCTGCGGATAGCGCAATGGCAATCATCTGCTCGCGTGAGCGAGGCTTACCGCCTGCTCCACGCTCGCTACCCTTCCTGCGGTTATCCCTAGCCAACTCACTCATATTCTTCGATACGTCTTTACCTAATGGCATATTCTGTTTTCCTTTCTGTTTATGGTTGTTCCGACTTGTGAAGATCATAGTAAAAAGAATCTGTATCCTCCGTCACCCATTTGTCACTCCGATTCTCTACGCTTGGCAGGTCGGTATCAACCCGAAACTGCTTGAGGTTATCTGGCAACTTCTTCGTCACCCAATTGCTATCCCGCCAGAAGATTCGGTTGTTGGGCATACAGAGTAAGTAGCCATCGTCACCCGCGAACACATGACCGCACTTGTAGTCGGATGGCTCATCGCTGTATGGATTGTTAAACCAATCCACAGTAAACAAGTATGTACCCCATACTTTAGTCGCATCCCGCAGCAATATCTGTGCGCGATGGTAGGCTAGGAAGCTATACTCGGTTACGGTTACATTCTCCGAGAAGCAATCCCAAAGCTGTTTGTAGTTGAATGGGATGTCGGCCTCTGGCTCGTGAGTGTATATCTCCGATAGCGGAACTCGACTCCGCAGCATTCCAGAGTCAGTCATAACGTGGAAGGTTAGGATCGAGCCAGCGCAAGACTGCAAGGCGAACACATAGACGTTGTAAAACTCCTTGTCCTCCTCGTTCTTGGTAAAAAAAGACTTTCTCACCATAGCCTTAAAGCTAGGGATGTTCTCGTTGAGCGTTGCCATTATCGCCAAGCAGGTCCAGTAAACCAAGCCACCAACACCCAGCGCGTACCCCATATAGGCGCACGCGCACGATGCTCGATGTAGGATGGAAACCAGCA